TGCCCGGCCAAGTCAAGCATGACCTTGCAGAACTCACGGCTGGAGCCTTTGTCTTTGTTGCTGAACCCTGTGGCCCAAGCATACTTGTAACGCACCTCCAAGACTGGCTCTGCGACCTCCTTGACATTCTTGGGCAGGTATTGCTCGGCAATCTTGTCCACGGCCCGGCTGATTGGGTAGCGGTCTTTTGTGATTAGGTAAGCGACTCGCTTGGCGACCTTGGCCTTGCTAACCCCGAACTCCTTGGCCATTTCTTCAACGCTGGCATCCCGGTTCTTCTTGCGATAGACCTCAATCTTCTTGTCCAGTTCAACCTCTTCTTCGCCCAGTTCAGCAAAGGCCAACCGTATGTTTTCGTCAATGTTGGTGTCAAAACGCATCGGCTTGGAGTGCATCACATGGTAATCGTCTGCATGGCATCCAAACTTGCTTGCAACGACCTCCAAGACCTTGAACTCTTCGTCGCCCCATCCGTAGTCCTCATCGTCATCTTGGCCCCATTGAGGCTCGCTGAACTCTTGGGACTGCACTCCGAGCATCGTGTCAATCTCTTGGGCTGATAGCCCAAAGCCTGCTGACAACATGGTCCGAGCCATTTCAAGAGTGATTTTCTCTTGCATGTACTGCCTGACGATTCGCATCAGGTTTTGATACTCACGGCCTGATAGTTTCTTGATGTTCTCGTTTGATGCCAAGCCTTGCGGTGCAGTAGGTTCAGGGCTGACCTCTACGGCTGCAGTTGCTCCTGCAAGACCCGAACCCTCTGCCTTTGGAGGCAACGACACCAAGGCCCTAATTTCGTTGGCTGACATGGATTCCAAGACCTTGTTGGCAACCAAAGGTGAAAGCGAATTGATAGCCGTGATAACGTCTTGGACGCTTGATTCGGTCTTGATTTCAATCGGTGGCAAGCCTGCTTTCTCACGCAGTTCTGCGGGGGTCATGGCTTGAAGGAGAGCCTGTTCGCTCAACTGCTCCGTGATTGGGTTGGTAGGGATTAACTCCATGCCTTCCACACCGTTGAAAGACCCCAAGTAGTTTATCATTCTTTCGACCTTCTGCACCCGGTCGTTGACGTAGGTCGCCTTGAATAGTTCGTAGGCCTCGACCAATTCGTTGCGTCCACCCAATTGGCCTTCGGTCTTGACCCCGAATAGCATGGGGTTGGTTACACGGTGGGCGATGAATATCTCTTGTTGGATGGCTTTGTTCAGTATTTCGAACTGCTTGTCCATGTCGCTTGGAGTGAGCGGTTCAAGTGTCGGGGCCTTAGCTGCATCGTCGTTGAAGGTTACAACAAAACGACCAGCGTTGTCGGTCCCTGAAAACTTGCGTTTGATTTGCCTTTCGATGTCGCCCTGTTCTTCGGGGGTTGGGATGCCGTTGTTAAAGTTTATCAAGTAACCGCCCCAAAAGTTGTTGCGGAGGTTGTTGTTGTGGAAGTTGGCGACCTGTACGTCTGCTTCAATCCAAGCGTTCCCTCCGATGTATTCGGGGAGAGGATAGTGCTTTACGCCTGCTGCGTACACCCGATAATAAAACAACTGTTTTCCGAGGCGATTCTCCGGGTCGAATGCAGGAATCTTTTCGATGTCCCCGACCTTCGGGAACAACTGCATCATGTCGTCGTTGTACCAATCGGCAACTTGAAACATCTTCTCCTCTTTGTCAACCCTGATTTTCTCAAAGGGAACGTGTTCCATCTTGGCGATGGTCCCAAGTTTGGACCAAGTAACCGCAACCGCAAAGCCGTTGAATAACTCCAAGTCCAAGACCAGTTTCTCCGTGATGTCGTTCAAGTCCTCCGTGCTGGAAAGTCCGTCGAAGAACTTGATGAAGCGGGCCTCTTGTTCAACGGTCAGGTTGTCGCCTGCCTGCCAGCCTCCGCCCATGATGTAGTTCACCTTGCCGTTGACAATGGCGTTATGCTTGGACGACCTGCGATAGTTGTCAAGTAGGTAGTAAGGGTATTCGTTCGCAAAGCCGTAGGTGATGTACTTGCCGGACCTGTTCTCCAGCATCACGGGGACTTTGTGTTCTATCCCAAGCCATTGGGTGAAGTGTTGAGTAGATTTATCACTCATAGCGTGTGAGCATTAAAACTGATGGATGAGATGTTAATTGTCCTAACACCATCAAGTGAAGTTACATAGATTGAAAATTCATCATTGGTATTTGCTATCAAAAAGGTTTCCAAAACTACTTGATGGCCTAGGGTATGGGTCAAAGTAACTTGTGCTTCCGATGGGCCGATTAGTACGTCATTTTTGTAAATAGCCCAAACGTAATCATCGTTATTTGCCCCCGAAAAAGTTAGATTTGCACTCACCCTAATTGCAGCGGATAGCGTCCCCGTGTAGGTGATTGATGGCCCCGCAATTGTTGCAACTCTCGAAAAGTTGTTGGTTGATAGAATGTTGTTGCCTGTTTGAATCAGTAATTTGGCAGGAGTAGCATTGGTCGTTACAAATGACCTATCACTAGTCGTGGCAACCGAAGCATAGCCACGCTCGATATCAAGCGTTGCGGTATCAGCAAGGTCGTCGAATAGACCACCAACCCTTGTAGCGGTGTTGGCAGCGGCGATGGTTTCGTTGGTGATGGTTAATGCACTCGCTTGGAGTTGGCTTCGTGTTTGTACGCTCATTAGTTGAATGTTTGGTCAAAAGTTGGGTCGAATATGCCCCCGGCATAGACGCTGTAATTGATTGAATTGGCGTAGGTATTGAAGCCTATCGTTGCGGTTTGTAGAAAAGCCAAGCCCGTTTCAACGACCGCCAAAGCAGCGGCAACCGTGCTATTGGTATCGTAAACTTCATACTTATACGAGCCTGTTTCAAGCGACCCCACGGCAAGCGAAAATTGGTCATAGCGGTTGGTGTAGGAAGAAAGGTTTGCGGATTTCAGCAGGGTGTAGTCCGTTGTCGTGTTCTTGGCGATGCTTGTGAGTCGCAAGATGTAGCGGTCCCCCGTGCTGGCTCGCTCGGTCCAAGTAACCGTTATCGTGTTGGTTGTGTCAGGGTTCAGGTAAAGCATCTGCTTGTAAATGTGCGATGCCCCCGAATTTCACAATTTGCGCCCAATTCGCCTGTATAGTTCGGCTCGTTTCTTGGCGGTTTCGGCTACATTGAACTGCTTTTTGATGTCCCTTGTTAGGTTGTCAGCCAAGCCCTTACGAAGGTCGTGGTCAAGGATTAACTGCTTGATATACTTGTACCAATCTTTCGGCTTGTTGTAAGGCACGAGAAACCCGTTCTCTCCGTGCCGAATTACGTCGGTGTAGGGGATGGTTTCGGATGCGATAATCGCTTTGTTCATCCACCCTGCCTCAACGACCTTCAACTCGGACTTCAGTTTGTTGAACTTGGTATCTCGGAGCGGTGCAAGGGTTACGTTCACGAAGTTGTAGCCCCCGACGTACGAGTAGATGTCAGCAGCCTGAATGCGTCCGTAGTTCGGATTGTTCCCTTGGTCGCTGATGATTTTCTCGTAGCCCTCGTACACGGGGTTGTTGTCGTTCCATCCTCCGAGGTAGAGCCTGTACTTGCCATCCAAGTTTGCGTCCCAGCGTAGTTTCTGCATCCCCTCACGGAGCAGTTCCATGTCCTCGCCATGCTGCGCCCCACCGAACCAACCGAACTTAACGAGGTGCTTGTCGGGTTCTTCGTCGGGGTTGGGAATGAACTGCTGATAGGCTTCGTACGGCTCATTCTGCAAGATGCTCACATTGGCGTTTAGAGGCCGTATGCGAGAGGCAAGGTGTTCGGTGGTACAAGTTACCCAGTCGGCCAATTTGATGTGCTTACGGATGACCTCTGCGAGTTTGGTTTCGTGGTAGTGCCGATACATGATGTGTCCCGATTCCAGCACCCAATAGTCGTCAAGGTCAAGGATGACTTTGGCCCCGAATTGGGTGAGGGCCTTGTAAACATTTTCGACTTGCTCCATCGTCCCCTGACACCAAAGCCTGCTGAACAGGAACAGGTCTATTGAACGAAGCCCCTCGTCGCTGATGTTCGTGATATTCTCAACGCAGACGTAATCAAATTCCGGGTAGTTGTCGCCAAGGTATGCGTTCGGCATTTCGAGGCGGTAGTAACTGCACCCAGTTGGATGGGCGTTGTAAACGATGCAAATCTTCATGGCCGTAAAAATAAGAAGGGCAGCCATTGCTGACTGCCCTCCCAAACCTCAGATGATGAAAACCTGATGCGAAGATACTACGAACCGAGTATCTGCGTAGTCGATGGTGTAAAGACTGTTGACGCAATTAGGAACATCGGGTCAGGCTCCATTCCTGAAAGCGTTATTTCGTAGCCGTTTCGGTCGCCGAATGCAGTACCACTTCCAGCGGTTCCAGCGGTTGCCTCAAGGCCGTTTATAGCACCAAGCAACCAGTAACGACTGTTGTTGTCTTGCACGATGACGATGACTTTACTACGAGCGAGCAAACGGAGTTCATTGCGGACTGCGACTTGCAGTTTGTTGATGGTGAAGGTTACTTCGGGGGTGTAGAAGATTGTGCCATTCTCCATACTTGCATTCAGCGTATCCGTCATAGACGAAGTTGCTTTGGTCAAGTCATACTCAAAGAACCCACCCGAAGCGTACCCCGTGAAACCCGTAACCGCACCTGAAAGGTTGGCATTGCAGGACCCGGTAGAAATCCAGTTTTGGACGTAAATTGTTTTGATGCCACCGACTGAATCACGGCAGCCGAGTGTGTAACCAGTTGTTAGTGCGCAGGACATATGTGTATTTGGGGTTTAAGTTTCAAGGAACAAAAAGCAGGGGGAGGTTTCCCTCCCCCGTACACATTAGGCCAATCGGAAGTCAACAATCAGGTCGGGATAAGCGAACTGGACACCTGCTTTGAAAGCTGCGATACTCCGGATTTCATCGTTTTCGCGTGCATAAAAGATGGAAAACTGCTCTTCGTCGCTCAGCAAATCGGTTCCGTAGAAGAAGTTACCGAGGTAAGAGCAGACGATTCGGTTCGTTCCGGTCAAGCCGGGAACCGCGATGACACGGACGTTTGTACCGGGGTAGATGAACTCACCATTGGCAAGGCTCGCAAGGTCAACTTGGTTGTACAATACCGCCAAACCACCTGTGGTCGTTCCTTGCTTGAAGGCTTGAACCAAGGTGCGGTAGGTGTTCCAACCGCAGAAGATGACGAGGTCAGTCTTGGTCAGGATGGCCTGTGGGATTTGGTTGTAGATAGCGTCAAAGATGCCGATGACATTCGTTGCGGTGATACCAACGGAGGCCGATACCGCTCCTGTGTTACCGCTGATGGTAGAACCCGATGCAGCGTTCAACAACTGGTTAACACCGCTGAAGTAAGTGTTACCCTGCCAAATTGCATTCTCCAAAGCCTCAGCGATGCGGAGAGCCTTCTGCTCGGCAAACGCCTGCTCGAATGGAACGCCTTCGTACATTGAACCAGCGGTCAACTGGGTCTGCATCCAGTACTGTTCCAAAGAGCGAGGACACAAAGTTTCCATAACCTTCATACGGCCAACGGTGATATTCCGCTGACTGAATGTAGTTGTACCTGAACTTGTATAACCGCAAAGGTCACCGCCTTGCAGAACTGCATCGGTGTCCATGAGGTTCAACGCAGCAGCGAACTTGATGCCCACCTGCTTGGTGAACAAAGACGCTGACTTGGCCGAGAACACGGCCTTGGTGATGAGAGGAAGCCTCTCTTGGTCGGTGTAGGCGCTTAGATTGCCAAAATTGTATGCCATTGTTAATGGGGGTTTAGGGGGTTAGTTTTTTTTGAGTGATTGAAGTGCTTGGGCGAGAGCGTTGAAGTTCTGCGAGGCTTGAGCCTTGCGTTGCTCAACGATTGCTGAACCGCTTGCTTTGGGGGCTTCGGCTGGGAGTTCGGAAACCTTCTCGACGATGTCGGCCATGGTTTCAACCTGCGATGCGAATGCGGACATTTTCTCCTTCATCTTGCCCATCTCGGCATAGGCTGCCTTGAGTTCTTCCATGATGGCTCCAAGGTGCTTGGCGACGATGGCCTCAACGACTTCGGGGGTCATTAGCGGATAAGCGCCTTTGATTTCCTCTGTAACCTGAACGGCCACTTCGGGAGTGATTTCAGCAGCAACGGGCAACGGCTCGATGACCGGGGTCGCTACTTCAGCAGCGATGACCTCAACGATTTTGCCTCCTTCGGTCTTGATAGTCCCAACTCCTTCAACGACGTGTTCGCCATCGGGGGCAGGGAGTGTACCATCTTCGGCAACGACGTAAACGGCAGTACCTGCAACGAGGTCGCCATCCACACGGACAACGGTGCCATCGGTCAACTTGTAGTCGGCAAAGGACTGCTTTTGGGTGCTGAATTTGCGGAGTTCCGTCCGCAGGGATTCGATTGCGTTTTTGAGATTCATAGTTAGTGGGATTTGTAGGTGGGGGTTAATTGTTGCAAAAAAGCGGTTAAATCGTCAGCGAGGCCAGCGAGTGCGACCTCCATTTCGGATTCGGTCTTGTCCATCCCGAAGAGGCCCTCAACGGAGAAACCCCTGAACAGGTTGCGGTTCTCCCACACTTCGTCGTTCTCGACCTTGAAGGACCCGAACCAAGAGCCGTCGGGGGTGTCCTCGTATCCTTTCGGTGGCATGATACCACGCTCGGAGTCGGTGATGTAACTCTCGAACATAAACACGCCATCCAGTTCGGCATTGTGGTAAGCGTTGACGTTGTGCTGGTTGCCCTGCTTAAAGTACTTCTGCACGATTTTTCGGATGGTGGCTTTGTCAAAGACGACGTAGTACTCCCCGTAGGTTTCGTCCTTGCGAAAGATGGGAGTGTCTGCAAGCATCAACGGCCCAGTAAGGACCCTGCGTTCGCCTGTTTCGGTGAACTTTTGTGGTGTCTTTGCGAAGGCTTGGAATGGCCGTTCGATTGCCGGCATATCGGTGAGGGCCACGAATTGGACCCCTTCATCCACCTCGTCCACGGTCATCCTGTAAATGGGTAGTTCCATGCAGGTAAATGTGGTTAGGCTCCAAGAGTTGCAAATTCCTCCAACCTCCGAACCCTCCGAGTGCTTTGGGTGATGTCCCTCTCAACGACATAGGCTCGCATTGGTGATGAGCCTTGACCTTGGCCTTGACCGAATCCCGACAGGTCGGTAACGTTCGGGTTTGCGAAGATTGACGGGGCTGCTGCTTCACCACCTCCACCACCGCCACCTGCTGCACCGCCACCCGCTGGAACGCTGCCACCATCGCCCCCGCTTGTGATAGCCTTGCCTGCCTGAATACCTGCTGCTGTAATTGCTGCGATGCGTAGCCCTGCACGAATCTTTGAAAGCGTGTTGAGGGTTTTCGCTTGAGCCAACCCTGCTGCTCCACCTGTAACCGCATTGGCTGGATTCAAAGCGGCATTAGCCGTATTACCCGCCATCTCTTTTTGAAGGTTGATAATTACTTGGGCAATGGCCGAACCTTTCTCCAAAGCCAACGCAGCAAGAGCGATTCCTTTGCTTTGATTGCCAAAGGACTGCAAGATGTTTTGAACCGCTTGCAATGAGTCCATGGTTACCTGTTGCTTGAAGTCGGCCAAGGTTTGCTCGTTGGCCTTCATGTCCTCGTTGAACTTCTTGCGTCGCTCCAGTTCGGTCTGCACCGCTTGGGCGTTCAAAGCGTCCTGCTTGGCGTTCTGGTCAGCGGTAATCTGCACCAAAGCGTCAGCCGTTGTCTTGGCTTGCAGTACTTCGGTTTCAGCCATGATAGCCCTTGACCGAGCCTGTTCTTCCATCATTAACCTGCGAGCCTCTGCGGTCTTCCTGTCATCTTCTTCACGCTTCTTGTTGGCCTGAATCTGTGCCTCGGTATGGGCTTCGTATGCATCCCGATAGTTGGACAGGGCTGCCTCCTCACGCAACAACGCCTGCTCCCTCGCCTTGGCTGCGATGGCTGGGTCGGGTAGGTTCAGGAACTTGCGGACCGCTGCGGTAAGTTCATCCCACTTGGCTATCAAAAGCCCTACGGCTGCGACTGCTGCACCAATACCAGTTGCAAGGAGGGCGATTCTAAACGCCTTCATCGCCCCTGTACTTGCCCCGACGGCCGTTGTGTAGAGTGCCTGTGCTGCTGCCTGCCCTTGGGTGATTAGGATGGAGTCTTTGTTGAGCAGGTTAGCAACCTGTTGCACTCCGTTAGCCAAAGCCATCGCCCCTTGGACCTTCAACAACGCCTTCTGCAAGTCCTCATTCTCGGAACCGAATAACGCTGCTGCACCTTGGGCGATTTGGAAGCCAGCGGTGATTCCTTGGATTCCAGCGACGAAGGTGTCGATGTTGCGTGTGTCCGATGCGAGGTTTTTGATTCGCTGGCTTGTGTCCCCGATTTGGTCCTTCAGTTTCCCTGCCTCGACCTCCATTTGCTTGAAAGCCTTGGTTCCGGATTCCCCAGCCAAAGCCATCTCGGTCAGGGTCTTTTGGAGTTCCCTAAGCCGTTGTTTAGCACTCGTCGTGCCTTCTGCGGTTGAGTCCTTGAGTCCTACTTCGAGGACGATTTCTTTAGTTACTGCCATTATCCGGGGGTTGGTAATTCAGGGTTGATGGGTGGTTCGTAGTCGGGGTCTGCTGGGTCAGGGTCGATAGGTCCGTTCGGTAATCCAGCAGGGTCGCTCGATACAGGAACACTCGTTACAGGCACGAACTCTGCGAGGTTGAGAATCCTTCGCAGCGTTACTCGGCAAGGCTTTGCTTCGCCTACCGTGTAGTCCCGAATCTCAAGCAAACGCCAGCGGATGCCGTTGTAATAAATCGGCTTTCGGAAGTCAAGTTGGTAAATGTCAACGCAGTTCAAGACCACCGTCAATTCCAACTGCAAGGCTTCCTTGGATGTCGTTTCGGTGATGTAATTCAGCCAATATTTGTTGTAGAGGTTGTTGTTCGTGTAGGTGATAGGCGTACCGCTTGCGTTGACCGCATTATAGAAGACCTGCCTCGGAATCCCAAAGGCAAGGTCCTCGGTCGGTGCATAGGGGTTGTCGATGTGGCTCACGAATGGAACATTGGCGACGTATTCACCAGTTGCAAACGAACCGCTCACGCCTGTTTGATAAAACCAAGACGTTGTGCCTTGAGCGATTGAGTTGTACTGCGCTAATCTGTATCCCGTGTTCAACTGCTTGACCGTACCGCTTGCCGTGCTGCCTTCCAAGTCCCAAGCTCTGCCGATGACCTTATCGGTCGTGAACGAACCCGGTATCAACGTCCCGGCCATGGTTTCGCAGACGAACTCGGACTTGCCGTAGAAGTTTTGCGTCAAGAACTGACGGCCTCCGTATCCTTCCTTCGCAAGCGGATTGCTTGAATTGTAGGTCTTGGACAAGTAATCGCCCATGTCCTTGTATTTAAACACAAGCGACTTGTATTGGTTCGGGTCGCCATTGGTCAGCAACTGCTCTTGGTTCTCGTCCACCTTCTGCGTCCAGTCAACCACACCGCTGGAGTAGAAGTCCTTGAACGGCTCGATATATAGGAGTTTGGGGTCCTGTGCATCGGGCATGAAGTAAAGGTTGAACATCTTCTGCAAGTCAACAAGCAGGTCGCTCTGCTTTACGTCAGCAGGCAGGGCGGTCCGCATATCAACGACTCCGATGCTTTGGGGGTTTTCAAGGCACTCCCAAAGAATTGTAGAGCCAGATGGCAAAGTGGTCAATGCGTTTCTATCCTCCCTGTATTCTACGATGACACGCTGATTCTCACGTAATTGCACGTTTTGAAAAACTGCTGACGAGTTTGTAGTGATTGACAGGATGACTGTTTGGCTTGCAATGGTCCCACTTGTGTCAATATCCAACAACCTCAAAACACCTTGAGAGTCCCTTGACAAAGGCGAAGTGGTTGCTGGTTTAAAACTAAAACTGACGTTCCATCTT